GCTTGTCTACCAACCGGATATTGTGCAACCATTTTTTCTAACTCAATGGTATCATAAAATGTGGTTGGTTTTAATTTAACTGTAATACCAGTCTTTGGTAATTTAGTCGTAAATGTACCATCTTCATCTGGTTTAACCTCAGTTTTTCTAATATTTAATTCATCCAAGACAACAGTACCCACAAATGGCTTGTTAGTTTTTGGGTCAATTAAATTAATACTATATTCTGAACCAAAAGACGTATTTCTTAAAAATATTAAAATTGCCTCAACATCACCATCTAAAAGTTCCTCGGGACGTAAATCGTGTTCGTACATTTTATTTCTCAGTAATGTTAAAATAATATTTTCAGTACCACGACCAGAACCAATTAAATAATTTTCATCGTTTGCCGTTAAATAACCAACTTTAACAGCTTTCTTTTTTGATTTATAAAAAATACCACCTGTCGGTAATTGAACCACATCGTGTGGTAAACTGAAATTTTGTGTTCCAGCGTCTATTAAATTTTGTTCCATATAATTTTGTTTTTATTATAAATAATAGGATATCTTTTTTTTATATAAACAAAAAACCCCACATAATTAAATGTAGGGTTGAATATGTTTTATTTGAATAAATTAGTAAACTAACACACATCTATCCATACGAATAGTAGCTGAAATAGTTGCCAAAGCATCTTGACTATAAGCTAATGAATCAAAGTTAACATCACTTAACCAAGAACCTTCCAAAATCCATTTTTCCACAACAACACCTGTCGGGTCTAACATTTCAAGGTCAATGTTTTTCTTGTATCCCGCAGCATATCCCATACGACCAGTTACAGACTCAGCACATAAACGTACCCATTCCATTAATGCTTGTGACGCTGAAGGTCCAATTGGGTCTCTAAATTTAACCGCAATCGTTCCCCAAGTAAATCTACCAGCAACATACGTTGAAGTATTTAAAAAAGGTATCTCAACGTCTTTAACTGTTATATGTGGTCTGGCTGCAGATTCTACGAACCATTCGTTAATCCCTAATGTAGATGGAAATCGTACAATAAACCTATTTTGTCTTTTTGGTTCATACGGGATGGGCATTTTCATTAATAAATCAGCCATTTTCTATTTGTTTTTTAATTTTTATTTTTGTATTTTACATATTGTTTATTATAAATATTACACATTAGTTTTTTTTTCACTTGACTTTTATAAATAAATTATTTATCATTCTAGAAATCCTAGTTTTTATTTAATAGTTTATTTAATAATTTTTATTTACTAGTTTAATATTAATATTCTTTTTTAATTCCTCCTGCTGTAGAATAAGTTTTAATAATATTTTCTGGGTCTTGCTCAAAATGTTTTTTAACTACATCCACATTTTTTATGTCGTCGTCAGAGAAACCTATTTTTGGAACAAAATAATTACTTATCCTATTTTTTAAAAATGCCTTTTTTTGTAATTCATTTGAGATGTGTTTAACATAACCAACAAATTCTCTTAAAGCCTTAATTTTTCCTTCTTCTGGACTAGACGCTGAACCTTCACCAAAACTTACTGGATAAAATCTACATAAGTCCAAATATTCTCGAATCATTTCTCTTTTAGAAATAGTTTCTTGGTCTGCTAAATCACGGAATTTTTCTAAATTTTTAATCAATTCTGATGAGTCTATACCATTATAGTTTGAGGCGATGTAATTGTAACAAGCCTCTTTAATTACCGATGGGGTATGACCTCTCGCTGTAACAATAGCAAATATTGAACCATTATTAATTGCCTCAACAAAATCAGGCCAAGCCGGACCCGGTTTAGCAACCATTGCCTCAACAATAAACTGTTTATCACCAGTTATTCTAAAATATCTATATGGGTCTTCACCATAACCAACAATAGTATGACCGTCAAAATCAAATGGTTCTTTACCTATTATATCTCTATATTCTGCAAAGTCTTCTGTTGACATTCCTACTTCATCACCATCTTCATCTTTAAGAATGATTTTAGTGGGCATTGTAACTATATTATCATCCCAATCAAAAGCGTAATACTTTTCATTAGGGGTTCCATAATCATCAATACCTTCTTTTAATTTTATTTTTAACATAGTTTTAATTTAAAGTTTAATTGTGACCCACTATAATAATGAGTCACAATTAATGTTAATATGGTACAAAAATACAAATAATATTCAATATACCTAACTTTTCTTTATTATATATTCTCGAAAGAAGCTCCGGTTGGAGTAATATAGAACGTAATGTCTATAAATTCTAACGATTTGGTTGGTTTGATGTAAATCTTACCAGTCATTTGATTTCTATCTAAATCAGCAGTGTCTGACGATACTGTAACTCGGAAATCATATAAACCTCTGTCTCTTCTAATAGCATCCAAGATAGGGTTAACCGCGTCTAAGAAGTCTTGTCTTACTTTTTGGTCGTTTTGTTCAAACAATAACCTTACAGATACCGCTGAAATCAATTTACGAGCTTGAAGTAATAATCTTCTCACATTTATTCTATCAAGAGCTGATTGAGCTACTTGTAGCGTTTTGTTACCCCAAATTACTGTTCCAACATCAGAGAAAGTCGCAATTGGATTGATACGTCCTTGGTAAAGGGTGTCTCTATCTTCTTGTGTTAATTTCTTTCTAGCTTTAACAGAGTTTACGATACCTCTTGTATAACCTGCCGCTGCGAACCAAGGGAACGCAATATTATCAGTTAACGCCAAGTTTCTAACAACTTCCGCAGTTGGTGGTAAATAGATTTGTGTATTATTAACACTATCTCTTGTTAACACCCAAGGGTAGTAAGTTGCTGTGTAGTTAGAGTCAAGACCGATGTCCTCTAAACTATTTACCGCTTCTTGTGGGTAAATTAAATCAGTTGCTAAATCAACAGTTGCGGTAAATAAATCAATATCAGGTGTAGTACAAACGTATAATGAATCCGCTCTATTAAATTCTATCATTTCAATAGCATCTTCAACTAAATCACTGTTATTTACATAATCAATACCAGGGGTTACAAATATATTAATATTTACAGCCTCAGGATTAGAGAATGTTTGTTGACCTAATAAATAAGCGTAATAATCAGAATTACCCCAATCAACAGTATTGTTTCCAACGGTAATTTGTTTAAATGCTCCCCAGCCTGTTGCTGTTGGATATTTAATGTCCGAACAGTACCCATTTAAGAATCCTATTCTACCTAACTTAAATGTGTCGGTATTTGTTCTTGATTCTCTATAGATATCCCAACCATCAAAACCACCTTGAACCAATAATGAGAATTTACGAGAGTATATTCTATAGTAAGGACTTGCCTCACTTGTTGGGTCGGATGTAAATGTTGCATCACCAACATAATAAGCGGGTGTTCCACTAGTTGTGTAAATATTAGATATTGTAATACCACTAGCATTTTTATCCATATGGTAACCTTTAGTTAATGATAACCATTCAGCGGAATCACTATTAACACATAAATTTAAAGGTCTTTGTTTACCTTTGTATTGAAATAAATCAGAATCAAATCCTGCTCCATTACCTGTTGAAATACCTAAATAAGTTCTACGAACATTATCTCCCGGACTTAGTGTTGAATCATTTGAACCCGAACTTAAACCAAATGGAGGGTCAAACACGACTTCACCTGGATAATCGTATTTAGTTTTATAAATTGGGAAAGGTGATTTTGATGAACCATATTGTCTCATTTTAAAACCTTGAAATCCACAAGGTAAAGAGTCAATTGGTGCATCCTCATTCATCTCAACCATAATGTATTTAGAATTTAACGCATATTCCCCATCTGTTGTACCAATTTTTTGTGCCACAAATGAATTATCTTGAGGATTCATAGAACAATTTGTAAATTTCTCAATAACCACTGGATTACTATCAGTGTCGTAAAAATCTCTAACTAAAATATCGAAAGTTAAATTACCAAAAGACATATTCGATATTGAAATTTTAACTTCAGTATTTGCCGAATTACCATCTGAAATTGTTGCAAATCTAAATAAATTAAAAACTTTATTACCCCTAACTTCTGATACTACCCATGGAGATGACGGTGTTTGATATTTCTCTAAGTAATATGCTATTGAAGATGAATCACCACCCGCCGCTCTTGGTAACGATATTAAATCACAATTAATACCTCTAATGTAACCTTTATTATAACCATAGTTTAATAATGACTGATATTTTTCTTCAACAAACACAGGAACTGTTGTTCTTGGTTTTGAAAAGTTCGATGAACCAAAAACTTTAGAAATATATTTAGAATCTGATTCACTAAAAGATGTCTCAAATAGATATGTGTTTCCTTCATAATCTGTTACATTTAAACCAAATTGATTAAATGGGTTTTTAGATATGTTTGAATAAGTCGATGCTGTACAATTAATCGAAACATCTGTTAATCCTGATACTTGATAAACAGGTCCATTACTATCTGTACCATATGTTGCAATACCTCTTGAACGTAATGTTGCGATTACCATATCATCAAAATCTGTATATGACACACCTGAGTAAACATAAATTTTACCACTAACAGTACCACTATAACAAGTTTTTATTGAACCTACGTTACTACTTCCAGTATTACCTGTTGTTGAAGGATTACAAGGATTTTCGATAATTACATTGACAGTCCAATTATTAATCACTGAACCATCCTGAGAAGTTAAAACATAAGGTTTAGTTCCCCCTGAAAAGTTTTGTGTTGTTCCACTACTTTGTTGGGTAACACCACTAACCGTTACACCTGTTGTACAAGCACTAAACGTAACCGTCAATGCTGTTAAACCTGATGTTGGCGTTGTAAATGGTAACACAACATCAATTGTGTTAGTATTATAATTAATACTACCTGACGTTAATGAAACTGTTGAAGAACTAACTGAAAACGAGTAAAATGTTGCACAATTTGAAGATGTGTTTGTTTGAGTTAAATTTGTTACAACATTATAATACGAAAACCCGCTATAAACACCATTAGTGTTATCAAACAATGAATAGTACCAAGGGTCGTTATTTGCATCTGTGTAATCAGCATTTGTTGAGCTAACATCATCAACACCGTACACGTTATTTACAGATGTGTAAGCACTTAATGAGTTATAATCAGAACCTGATATTGTACCGTAATAATTAATTGATGTTGCAGAATGACTTGGTGTTACAATAATATCAAATAATTGTGTTTGAATATCATCTAAAATTCTTGAAGTACTACCATTAAATAATTCGTAAGTATCGTTAATTTTATTAGAAATTAATGTTGGAACTGAAAATACTTCCACACTACCAAGATTATCATTACAACCTGTGAAAGTATAAGTAAATGGTGTTATGGTATAACCAGTACAAATATCTAAACATAAAGATAAATCATATGTAGAACCCGAACATTCAAACCCAACAGTTGATTTATCAACATTTGCTATTGTTTTTATAGACCAAGATGGTCCTGCGTCATATCCTGACAATCCCAAAATTCTAGTAACAAACAATTGGTTTGATTGTTGTAAATAAGATTTTGCGATGTACGAAGCCTCATACTTCGGTATTTGTGTATTGATAAACTTTTCAGGGGATGTTCCTCCAAAAAAAGTTGAGAATTCATCGAAGTTACGTATAAAGATTGGTTCAAATGCGGGACCTTTTTGTGTCTCACCTACGATACCTAATGTGGTTACACCCACACTCTGTGCTACGAAACTTAAATCAACTTCGGAAGTATATACCCCAGGAGATACGAATACTTTGCTGTTTGTTGCCATTAGTTTGTTTTGTTTATAATTTTATTTATATATAAATATTAAAAAAAAACCAAAATACTTTACTTCGTAGCAACTATTTATATTTTAGGGAGATTATTTTCTACCTTTTTTCTACTTATGGATAAAGACATCAAAAAGATTAAAAATTTAAAGATATCTGTGGAGACACACGAAATTCTTAAAACCTACTGCGAAAAGAAGGGTATTAAAATGTATCGTTTTTTAGAACGACTAATTGTTGAGAAGTGTAACCCCAAAAAGGATATATATGGGGAGGATTAAAATATCTTATCAATGAATTGAATTGTGGATTCTAATGTGTTATTGTTTTTAACAACTTCTAATCTCAAAACGTCACCAGAGTTAATTTGAATCAACGACAAATCAGTACCGTAATAGTCATCATTAATATAAACATCAAATGAATCGATGTTTGTTGTTATACCAATTTTAATATCAACAACATAGTTAAATAATTGAGTTAAGGTGGTAGTACCAACTAAAAACAATGCTTGACTTCCGGAACCTTCCTCAACAGGTTTTCTTTTATTACGTCTTGTTGTCTTTTTTTCAATTTCAACAACTTGTAATACTCTTGTAATTGCTGGTGATACTTCAAACTCATCTTCATCAATTAAAAACCCCAACATAGTGAATTCATAACTTTGTATGTAATATTTTCTTTTTTCTACATCAACAACTGATTCATCGGTAATACCACCCATAACAATTGGAATATAGTGACCTTTGATTACCGCATAAGCCTGTCTTGATGCAAATTTTTCTAAAATAACCTGATTAAGTTTATTTAACTCTCTCATTCTATTACAAATAATTTTAACTGAATATGTAATATCAACAGGAACAGGTTGAGGTATTGTATAAACATCCATACCATTTCTCTGTCCGTCAAAGGTTGGTACTTGTGCATAAAAATATTGTCTTCTATTTGGAATATTATACAAAACTGATGGATTAGTTCCGAATTTAACCTCCGGTTGTCTAATTGTTGTAATAAATGGTGGTTCCGAATTTTTATCAATATTTTGAAAATTCCAAGTTTCAGTGAATTGAGCCCAATTTTGAGTTGTAATGATAATATCGACAGTTGGAATTGTTTTACCTTCGACAACGACTTTTAAATCGTCTCTAACAAAATCTAAAAAACCTCTATCTAAGTCGGCATGCAATAAAGATTTTGGAAGGTAAGTTCCGTCTTTATTGATTTTATCCAAAAGTTCGTGTCTTCTTGGTAGAAGTGTTTTGGACTCCGTTAATGGTATATTTTTCTTTATTTTGTTTGGTAAACCCATTTTATAGTTTTGTTTCTTAAATTTATAATTTCTACTTTCATTATTCTATTGTAACTGTTTTAACGGGTAATTTAAATTTATCTTCAAACCATATTTTCATAGGTTCTTTCCAACGACCACCAAACATAGAATCTAAAAGGTCACCATATTCACGACTAACCTCTAATATTGGTGATTTTTGTTTCCAAGATTGAGATGATGGTTCGTCACTATAATATTCTACATCTAAATAATAAAAAATAACATCACTATCTTCTTCACCTTCCCAATCTCCATTAAAAAAAATTAAAAAGTTTTTGTTTTCTTTATAATCAACTAAATCACCATCTTCACCGTCATCCATACCATAAACCCAACTAATATTATCTTTATCGAAATCTCCGTCAATATATGAATATATTAAATCAAATAGTTTATTTTCTGTTATTAACACTTTCATTATAGTCCTCTAAATTCGTTATTTGTAACCGGAGATGCCATAATAGTTCGGTAAAATGGCTTAAACCCTCCATAAGTATGTTTGTTGTCAGAAGTTACCCTTCCATCGTTATTAACCGTATAATATCTTACTTTATCTTCAGTTTCATAGTATCCAATATAATCACCATTATTAACATCCACTTCTAATTCATCCAAATCTCTTTGATAAACAGATACTTTCATATTACCCGGTTCTATTTGGTTTATTTTAGAATTACCCAAATTTTTGTTTTCAGGGGCCATAATTTGAACGTACCCTTTAAATTCAACCGGTGGTAAAAATTTGATACCATCAGATACCGTCTCACCATAGACATCGTCTGTCTTAGTCTTATATCTATCAACACGATATAGAACTAATGTAAAGTTCATATCCCCGTGTAACCATTCTTGTCCAAATGATAACTCTAAATTAAAATCTTCCGCTCCGAAAAACTTACCTAATCTTGTTATTGGAACTAATTTTTGCATATTAATGTTGTTTTAATCTATTATGATATGCCTCAGATTCAATAGACGATGAACTAATAACAACATTAATATTAAAATAATTTTTAATAGTGTTTTTAATCTCACGATTCCATTGGTCTCTATAAACATCAGTTTTTCTCATGTTGTCTTTCCTCAAGAATTCACTTCCATCAGGGACAACATATGTGACCATCATATAGTATTCATCCTTATAAGTTTCCATTGGTTTTAAATTAAAACCCATATCGGATACACCATTAGGTTTAATGACATTCATCATTTTACCTATCATTTTTTCTAATTGTGTTTGATTCATACTCATATCTTGATAAATATTATAAAATATGTTATATTTTTACTAAAAGATTAATTTTGGAAAACAATACATCTGAAAATTCTAATTTAACAATAGAACAACGAGCAATATCTCTTCTTGAAACTTATCAAGGGGCAAACAACTACATCCTAAAATTAAAATTTCAAAAGGAAACTAACAAAAGATTCTTCCCTACCCGGGCACAATCTGACTACATAATAAACTTTAACGAAGTTACACCAAAGGTAGCTAAAAGATGGGTTGATTTAGACCCCTACTTTGCCAAAAAAATTGCTGACGAAAAATTGTTACTTACAATCCCCAAACAGGTATGGGTGGAAAAGCTATTAGTTGAGAAAGAAAAATCCTACCACGTTTGGGGAAAAGTTTTAGAATCTGAAACAATTCACGATTTTTGGTTACCAAAAGGTGCTCTGATTAAAACACACACAATTAAGGATATTGTTGTGGATTATTCAAAATATTCCAATAGACCACCATTAGAACATCAAAAAGAAGCTATCGAAAAACTTGCGGGTTCAAAAAGATTCATTCTTGCCGATGATATGGGATTAGGTAAGACGACTGCGACGATTATTGCCGCATTAGAGACAGGAGCAAAGAAAATACTAATAGTTTGTCCGGCATCGTTAAAGATTAACTGGCAACGTGAGATTGAGAACTACACCGATAGAAGTGTTTATATCTCCGAAGGTAAGAATTTCTCAATAGAACACGATTTTGTGATTGTTAATTACGATATTCTTAAAAATTTCTATGACCTTAAAGGTAAAACAGAATCTCTAATCACACAAGGAAATTTTGAATTAATTATCTTGGATGAGGCTCATTATGTGAGTAATGGACAAGCTGCAAGAACAAAATTGGTTAATAGTTTCTCAAAAAGTTGTGAAAGGGTGTGGTTATTAACCGGGACACCGATGACTAACCGTCCAATGAATTATTTTAATTTATTGGCTCTTATTGAAAGTCCGGTAGCACAGAATTGGATGGCTTATGCTATTAGATATTGTCAGGGTTATCAATTTACAGCAGGAACTCGTAAAATATGGAATGTAACCGGGGCATCAAATTTGGAAGAGTTGAGAGACCGAACATCAAGACAAGTTTTACGTAGATTAAAAACTGAGGTGTTAGATTTACCCGAGAAAATTATTACACCAGTTTATTTAAGATTAAAATCAAAACTTTATGAAGGATTGATGGGTGAATACTATGATTGGTATAATAAGAACCCCGATGAGTCAACATCTCTAACGGTTCAGTTCAGTAAGTTAATGAAGGTTCGTCAAGTGATTGCTGAAGAAAAAATCAAAGACACAATAGAATTAGCTGAAAATATTTTGGAACAAGATAAAAAAGTCATAATCTTTACCAACTTTACTGAAACATTAAACAGAATTGCCGACCATTTTGGAAAACAAGCTGTGAGATTAGATGGCTCAACATCAAAACCTCAACGACAATATGCGGTAGACCAATTCCAAGATAATGAAAAGATTAAAGTGTTTGTTGGTAACGTAAAGGCGGCCGGAGTAGGGATTACATTAACCGCCGCAGAAGCTGTAATCATTAATGACCTATCATTTGTTCCGGGTGACTTAGCACAAGCGGAAGACCGAGCATACAGATACGGACAAAAAAATTCGGTATCAGTTTACTACCCAATTTTTGATAACTCAATTGAGGCAATCATTTACGATATGGTAAATCAAAAGAAATTAAATATTGGAACCGTAATGGGTGACAATATAGAAGATAAGGGTGATTTTATCGGTGAGCTTATGAATAAAATAAACAACAGAGGTTAATTTTGTTGTTTATTTTATTTTTTTAACATAATATTTTGGTAGTTATAATTTTTTGTTATATATTTGTCCCTAATATTAAAACAAGCCTATTATGTCAAATAATGAAACCAAAGTTTATTTAGTACTTAATGAAACTAAAGCAAAAAAATGTACCTCAACTCAAATAGAGGAAATTAGACAACTTTTTAACACAAATCCGGGTGTTAAAAATCTATTCAAAAACCAAATTAACAACGTGTTAAAAGAGGTTTTCCCCAATAATTACTACGATAAAGGTAAATATTCAAATGGTGAAATGTCCGGAATTTATGATTTAGAACAAGAGGGTCGTTCAGTAATCAACAAATTAAATACTAATTATAGTTGTTTTGGTGTGTTACTTAGAGATATTAATCAAGTTTTAACCTCCACAAAAAATTCCACAATAAATTTCTCAAATCAATCATCAGATAACCAAATAACTGAGGTAAAAAAATTTATAAATGTTATCGAACAATATAAAACTCGAATCTTTGACCCAACATCAACAACATTCCAATCACTTATGATGGTTTTAGGTCAAACCCACGCTTGGGGTCAAAAACGTGAAGATACAACAATCGAAATCCTTAAAAAACAATTCGGAATCAATAATGTTACCGCTGTCGGTAAACTTGGTAGTAGTGAAGATATGATTGGGGGTATTGATTGTGAAATAAAAATTGGTAACCAAACAAAAACTGCTCAAATAAAACCTTTCACACATATTATATCCCATAACAATCACTCTATGGTGTTGGGGTCAGGTAATGTTAAAA